CTCTAGGGTGTCGAAGTCCGCGGCGCTGGGAGCGCCTTCGCCGAGTAGGACCGCACGGTCGAACCGGCGGGCCAGGGCCAGTGGCAGCCGGTTAACGAGGGCGGTGTAGAGCCGGTTCTTGTCCCGGCGGAACTGATTGCTGAACGGGACGATCGTGGCGATTGTGTACCCGCGCATCAGACGCGAGTCCAAAGTGGGCCGACTGACCGGCTTCTCGTCGGTCTCGGCAACGAACTCCGCTTCGGCGTCGCCAGTGATGATCTCCACCTCGACGCCGCCGCCGGGCAGTTCGACCTGCTGAGCCAGGCGCATGACCTGACTATTTTCTTGGATGGGCTGCCAGATGTCAGCGGCGACCTCGGGCGGGAGCACCACACCCTGGGTGCCGCGATTCATGTCGACCACAGCGGGCCGTCCTTTCTACAGATATTGGTCGAGCGCCGCGGCAAACGCGTCCGCGGGCGTGCTCGCGGCACCGCTGCCGCGTCCGGCTCCAGGGTCTTCGAAGCGCTTCTTGCGCTCTTCCTCCTGGCGTGCAGCGATCAGCGGGGCCAGGGCTTGGGCGTCCGTCTCCAACTCTTCGGCGGTTGCTCCCTGGAGCCGTGCGGCCATTTCAGGGGGGAGTCCGACTTTCGCGGCGACGTCGCGCCGCAGTACTTCCAGGCGCAGCTGGTCACGCTCGGCCGTGGCGGCCTCCAGTGCCTCCTGTTGCCTCTGGGCTTCGGACTTCTGGGCATCTTCCAAGGCCTTGAGTCGTTCCGCGGCGTCGGCGTTTGCCTTCGCGCGGCTTTCCCACTTGCGGGCCTCGGCCTTCCAGTCGGTGGTCTCCGGCGTCTGGCCGGTCCCCTCCTGGGCGGTCTCCTGGCTCTCGGAGGTGCTCTGGTTCTCGGTGCTGGAGTCGGGCATGGGTGGTCATCTCCCGTGCGGGATGAGCCCGCCGGCCATGCGGCCATCGGGCGTGGTGGCAATGGGTGAGTGCGCGCCCATGCGGGCACGCGATAAGCCCCGGAGCCGTGCGGCGGCGGGGAAGCTAGTGGGCGCCGAGCAGGCGGCGCAGGTTCGCAAGCGTGGCCGTGACGTCACCGGAGACCACGGCGGCCTGGTAGGCCCGATCCCACGCGGCTTCCTGCTGGCTGGGCTGCCACCCCGGATACACCGGTTCGGCGCGGCACCGACAGTGATCATGGAACGCGGAACCCGCGGAGCGGGTGCCATGGGCTCGGCGCGACGAGCTTCCGCCGACGCGTTCCGCCGCAGCCTTGCTGGTGTAGTCACCCCACCGGGTGGCGAGCATCACGCACCAGGCGCACGCGCCCGGCCTGGCGACGCGGCGCCATCCCACGGTGGCTCGGTCGCGTATCGCGTTGGACTCGATCACGTCGCGGCCGGCGTTGCGCACGTGCCGTTCCAGTGCCCCCGACAGCCGGCTCATCAGGTCCTGCACATCCGGGTGTGGGGAGAAGATCGGCTCGACGGCCCAGCGGACGTTCCTCTGGATTGCGTCCGCCTGAATGTCGACGTCAGTCGAGGGCGAGAAGCCCCCTGCGGCGCCGTAGTAGTCGCGCAGCTCGTCATAGAAATCTGCAGCGATGGTGGCCTGCGGACTAGCCCACCGCTCGACGATCTCTGGCGCCAATGCGATCAGCTCCCGCGTCGCAGCCATCGGCTGATTGGTGTTGACCGAGCGCACCGCGGCGGCGACATCGGCGCGGACGAGGGTCGCGACCGCGGCGTCCTCACGGTCAAACAGCAGGCGCGCCGCCGCCGGCATTCACCGCCCCCTCCGCCGCAGCCTGTCCCAGAGCGGCAACGTCCGCTTCCGTCTCCGCCTCGTCTGCGGCGCCGGTGAGCTGGGCGAGCATCCGATCCGACCGGCGGCGGCGCACGTCCGCGCGTAGCCGCGCGATCGTGGTCTGGTCAAATCCGAGCTGCTCGAAGGTGACCTCACTGTCCGGCGGCAAGACACCCACGCTGACGAGCTTCATCGTCGCGTCGGCCTGTGCGGCGCGGGTCGGGGTCGCGGCGTCGCGCCATCGAGAGGCCAGCCCAACAGCCTCGCCGGAAAGCCCGCCGTCGCGCATCGCCACCACCAGGCGGAGCACGTTCGCCCACGCTCGGCCCAGAACCTGCTGGCGGCGCTCCGCTCGCTTGACCAGCCGGGCCTCCGCGGCGCGGATCGCGTCCGCGCTGCTGGGGTTGGCGCTCACGAACCCGAGGTAACTCTCCGGAATGGACGCCTCGCCGGCGACCATCTGAGCTAGAAGTTTAAGCTGATCCACATACGGAGCGGGCGATGCGGCGCTGAACTGCTGCACCTGCGGCAGCTCGCCGTCGTCATTGCGCTCCAAGGCTTTGAAGCGGCCCAGGTAGGAAAGCCAGGCCGGAATCGGCTGGCCCTGTTCATCGGTGAAGGCGCTTTCGGACGCGCCGAGAACGAACTCCTTCGGCGAGGAGTAGAACTCCCGCGAGACTTCCATGGATAGCATCGTGCGGACGCCGGAGTCGGTGTAGGCCATGAGTGCCGGGGTGATCTCCGAACGGCCCCACGGCCGGGACCGGCGGGGCTGGTTGATCAGCGGCTCCACCGGAGGGCGGCCCAAGTCGTGGCGACGCCGATCCACCACTCTCAGGTCACCGGACGGGGATGGCCGCTCGCAGAAAACCGTCTCATTCGACAGGTACAAGGTGAGGCCGTCGACCCGGCCGGCGTCGGCGATGTCCACCGAAAGCGCGCTCGACAGTCGACGCTGGCGCGCCGACCACTCGCCCGTCATTCGGCCGGGCGGCTCCACCGTGATCAGCCACTCCGGTTCACCGTCGGTTGCGTGGCCGCGGGATACGACCACGAACCCAACGTCGTGGATCAGGGATTCGAGGTTGCCCTGTTGAGTTTCGGACTCCAGGGCGTTGTCCAGGATCACATCTTGAAGGCCGAGCGGATTGTCGGTGTCCTCGCCCAGCAGGGTCACGCCCTGCCAGTCCAGGCGCTCTTCCAGGGTGTTGACGGCCATTCCCGGCCACCCCACCACCATGCGCACGTCCTGGATGAGCTGCGGGACAGCGATGCCAAGGGAGCCGATCTGGTCGTTGCCGTCGTAGTACAGCTCACGGAGACGGTTGTACGGGGCACGGCGCAGTAGCTGCGACAGGAGTTTGTTCGTGAGGTCCTGCTCGGCTGAGTCCATACCGCGCACGTGGACAGCGGAGGGGGGCGTCATGGTGACGTTCGTCAACGCATCACCACCACCCTTCCCGAGCCGGTCTTGCGGTGTTTGCTGGAATTGAGGACGCGGCGGCGCCCCAGGCGGGCGCCGACCATGCACACCGCCAGATCCACGAGCTTGGTGGAGTCGCGCGAGACTTTGCCGAGCGTGTAGCCCCACTGGTTGGGCCGCTGCTTGGCTTGGTGGACGTGACGACGCAGCGCCGAGTGGCCATCGTGCGTCAGGCCCGGCTCCTCGTCATTAACTATCCGCGCGGTTTCCATGGCCTCCTCGGTGAAGTCCTGCAGGCGCTGGCGCGCTCCCCGCTGGGACATGCGCATGTCGAACAACACGGCATTGCCCTGCGAGGCCCCAGGGGTCGCCCACAGGAGGAGTTTCTTGCGGTAGCGGCGGTGCCACTCATCGATGAGCGGACGCCAATACAGACTGTCGTCGGCGTCGTCCTCCGCGGGAGAGGGGTCCACGCCGAACCACCGGACCCGGTATTTCTCGAACGCGTCAGTGACGGCCTGGTCAACGTCGTCGCGTGGAACCTGCCAGCCCGCGCCACGGTCGCCATGCGGGCGCTGCCACACCCCGAGGACAAACACGTGCCCGTCGCTGATGCGGCATCCAACGAGACCGGTAGCGTCGGTGGTTTTGGAGCAGTCCAGGAACAGCGCGACCTGTTCGCCGGCGCTGATCTCGATTTCGGGGCGGGCCAGCGCGTCAAAGTTCTTCGGGTCCACCCACGCGTCCTCAACCGCGGCCAAACCGTTCAGGTAGTAGCGGATGGACTGCGCCGGTGTCCGGCGCGTGTCCTGGGCGTCCTCGGCAACCCGCTCCGGGTCGATCCACGGCGCATCCAAATATGCCTGTTCGATCCCCTGCATCAACGAATCCCAGTCATGCAGTTGGGTCGCGGGGTCAGCCTCGCGGGAGTCATACAGCAGGCTCACGCCGCGCCGGCGCTTACGCCCCGAGACTTGGGCTTGCCACTCGTTGTAGGTGCGCTCCGCCACGGAGTCTTGGCCGAGCTGGAACGCGTTGGTGAACTCGCACACCCGCGCGCCGATATGCCGGGGGCTCTTGACGGTGTTGCGTTGGGCGACCTCGGCGACCGACACGCCGCCGTTCGTCGGCGTCATGTGATGACTCTCGTTGAGGATGATCGCGGTCGCGGGGTCACCCTCGTTGGACGCTTCCGAGCTGGTCAGCAACTCGATACGTGACCCACCGGGTCTCACGGTGCGCTTGACGCCGAGATCGACTTTGGTCATGCCCAGCTCCTTGCGGAGCCGGTGCGTCGACATCGCGTTAGTGAGCCTCAGCAGGTCTGCGGCCTGGGCTTCACTGTTGGCGGCGATCTGCACCAGCGCCATCCGCCGAGGCCCCGCAATCGGCCGACCATCGGGCCGCCAGTCGGCGAACTCCACCGGGCCGGCGAACTCCGCCCACGCCATCGCCGCCGCCAAGGGGTCCTTCCCAGATCCCTTACTGCGGCGCATGCACCCGGACCGATAAAGCCACCGCCCATCAGGGCGGAGTGCGTGCCACAGGTGCAACCAGCGGCGCTGCGCCGGCGTGAAACGCCACCGTTGACCAGTGGAGGCGTTGACGAGGTGGGACTCGCACCAGGCGATCACCGCCGGCCCCAGCGACGGCGGCAACAGCGATAGCCGGTCCGGGTGCCCCCACGGCAACGCCGGGTCGCCGGGCCATGGGAGCGTCAGCCAGGCGCCGGTGTCCAGGCAGCGATAGTAGCCCGGCGGAAGCTCGACCGGAGCGTCAGCCGTAGAGCTGGCGGTACTCATCGAGGAGCGCCACCTCGCCGCCCCCATCCTCCCCGGCGTCCTCGGCTAGGGGCTGCTGGAGTTCGAGGCGGAGCCTGCGCCGGGAGCCCTCGGTGGTCATGAGGTCCGTGGCGGCGGACATGATCGCTTGGAAGAGCTGGGCGCCGATCTTGCCCTCCTGGGCATTCAGCGACCGAGACATGGCCTCGGCCACGTAGACCGCCGTCCACCAGTCGGACGCTTGGTAGAACCGCGACTGCCCCGACTCCGCCAGCGACTCGTACCACTGCTTGGCGATGGGGTGCCACCCCCGGCGAGGCTTCGGCGCCTCAACCTCACCCGCCCCAGGGGCTTTGGTGATCTGCTCCAACTCGGCCTTCGTGCGGTGGCCGAGCTTGTCCTCTGACCGCTTCGGGATGGGGCCACGCGAACCCATGATCACCACCCCCCCGCCATAGAAAACCTGAGAAAACTTCGGGGCGCT